TATCAATTCCAGATTTTGGGATTGTACAGTTTGCAGAAGCATCGGCATTTTTTTTAAAGTTACTTGCTCCATAGTCCTCTAGAGCGGCAAATGTGTTGTCTGGAAGGAGTGGAACAACATAATTGTAATAGCAAGGAATATAAAGTTCTATCGTTTCCTCGACATCCGGCTTCTCTTCGGGCTTGGTTTCTGGTTGAGTGTTTTCAACTGCTTCAGCTGATGTGGTTTCTGACGAAGCCGGTTCTTCAGCCGGGGTGGAACCACAAGCGGATAGCAACAACAAAGATGCGAGTGCAGCCGCGATGGTTTTCTTTAGTTTCATAAAAAAATCCTCCTCCGATTGACAAATTTCGCCAATCTATTATAATAGATTATGAGGAGAAGGTGAACACACATTTCCTCTGGAACAGAAGACCTGTTCCACAGCCGCTTTCGGGGATAGGAGCCCGGAGGCGGCTTTTTATTTTAGAGTTAGAAAACAGTAGGAGTTATTTTCCATCTCTTTCCGATAAAACAAACCGAATATAGCTCAACACCTTCTTGACCTCTTCCTCAGTCAGCGATTCAGCAAACTCGATCAGCTGCTTCTGGTAGGGGGTGAGAGGGGTGTCCGGCGGCAGTGCTTCGGCGTTGCCGTCTTTTTTTATTTCTGAAGCTGAGTGGCGTCCGAGAAGGTAATCGGTGGATACATCGAAATAGTCTGCAAGCTTAGAAATATCTTCTGCCGAAGGTTTCGATTTTCCGATTTTCCAGTCATAGATTTTGTTGGGGTTTGTTTCAAGTATTTTACAAAGCTGTTGATTAGTGATTTTTTTCTCTTTTGCTAATCTCAGAATATTCTGTACAATATCCACTAAAAACATCCTCCTGATTTATATAAAAGGTAAAATTTCAGAAATATCTTAAAATATGATTGTTTTTCAGAATAATCTGAATTATAATATAACTAAGTTAAAAAACAGCCGAATGTTATAACCTTGTTATAACATATTTTCAGCCGATTGGGGTTGACAATCGACTGAATGTTTCTTATTTAGAATTGCTTTCCGCATGAACAAGCTCAGCTCGAACAAGAGCCTTTCCGTCATCATTGAGCTTATCCCAGCGGGAGGCAAGCTCAAGCGCTTCCGGCGAGAGCTCAGAGGGGGAAACGGTGCGTCCCAGGAGGTAGTCGACAGAGCAGTCTAAATAATCGGCAAGTTTAATCAATGTCTCACCGTTAGGAAGGGCACCACTATTTTTCCACTTGGTAAGAATACCAGAGGATATTCCTATTTCTTTTGCAACGGGATTAGGTTTTGTTCCATGTTTTAGGCAAATGTCGTAAAATCGTTGCCAGAACAAAAATATCCCTCCTTTTTTGTACAAAAATGCTGAAATCTTAATTTTATGAGATTAAAGTATTGATTTTCTCATAAAAATGAGATATAATATAACTAAGTTAAAGGTTAAACATCGGTTCTATTTTCCGCATGAACAAGCTCAGCTCGAACAAGAGCCTTTCCGTCATCATTGAGCTTATCCCAGCGGGAGGCAAGCTCAAGCGCTTCCGGCGAGAGCTCAGAGGGGGAAACGGTGCGTCCCAAGAGATAGTCGACGGAGACATCCAGATAGTCGGCTATACGAGCGAGACTGTCGGCAGAAATCATTTTGTTATGACGCATATGGGATATGGTGTTTGAACCAAGAGAAAGATCAGATAGCATGTCTTTAAGAGCAATCCCTTTTTCTTTGGCTGTGAGTTTGATGGAATTCGCTATATAGGGCGATTCATACACAAAAAAGCCTCCTTTTTTGCACAAAACGTAAAAACATCTAAATATGGCGATATTATATTGAAAATCGCCATAAAGGGTGGTATAATATAACTAAGTTAAAAACAGCCGAATGTTATAACCTTGTTATAACATATTTTCAGCCGATTGGGGTTGACAATCGACTGAATGTTCTCTAGTTAGAATTGCTTTCCGCATGGACAAGCTCAGCGCGCACGAGAGCCTTTCCATCGTCGTCGAGCTTATCCCAGCGGGAGGCAAGCTCAAGCGCTTCCGGCGAGAGCTCAGAGGGGGAAACGGTGCGTCCCAAGAGATAGTCTACCGAGCAGCCAAGATAGTCGGCAATGCGGGCAAGATTGATGCATGACATTTGCTTCCCTTTAGAAAATTCTGAGATAGCGTTAATATTCATATCGCAATCATTTAGAAGAGTTTTCATCGCAATTTTTTGAGATTTAGCACAAGATTTTATTCTTGCAGCAATCGCTTGTGTATCGTACATAGGAAACCTCATTTATGAATAAAATATTAAATATCACGTTTTAGCCTGATTATTATTGAAAATCAAGCTAAAACGTGATATAATATAACTATGTTAAGGGTTACACCTTAATAATAACACAAAAAGGAGAAAATGCCAATGAGCAAGAAAAAGAAAAGCGACCGCAAGGAATCCCAAACCAATAAGATTCTCCTCGCAGTCGCCATCATCGAGCTCATCAAGGCGGTTGTCGAGCTGATCGACTTCCTTCTTGAATGAGGGCAGGGGAGGCAACTCCCCTGCTAATAAGATACCTTTTTCTGTGTTCGTTGTCAATAGATAAACAGGAAGGAGAACCCAAATGGAGACCGTAAGAATGATCTTAGATGTCATTTCGATTGTTTTCTATTCGATAGTTATCGTTTATGTTCTAAGGAGGTGGAATAGATGATCGGTGAAAACATCCGTAGAATCCGCAAAGACAAAGGTCTGACGCAAGCCTATGTTGCACGGCAGGCAGGTATCACACAGGCGATG